GTCTGGTGGGAGGTTGACAAGGCGTCAACCAAACCAAGAAGAGTCAGACTCGGTCTTGGTGTGTTTCTGATCTGAGTAACATACAGTAGTTACCCAGCCCTTCTTATATCGATACCGGTTTCTAATCGGTACCATAGCAAGACTCCTAAACCTGGCACCTAAAAGATGCCAGCGGAGCAGACAGCACCAGCTGTCTAATATGACCTCACGGTCAACACCGCGCTCTGTCAATAGCTTCACTTCACGCGTAAGATAGCGTGGGTGAGCCCTGACAGACCTACAGTCCGCGACATCCCCGGCGAAGATACATAAACCACTGACGTGGCCATAGTACTTCGATTCGAGGAGGTCGATACGTCCATAGTAAGCTTCGAAAAGCTCCACAAATGGGTACGGATCTAAATGTAGCTTAGCAACTATGTTATTAATATAGTTGGTAAGGCGGAACTTGCTATGGCATAATTCAGCCCAATCACGATACACATCAAGATTGCTCTTGATGCGCGTGATGCCGACATCTCTACCAAGGTAGAAATCGGCACCACAGGATTCCCTAAAGGGACCCGTCGTGAAGCTCTTATTCCTATTAACCTTGAGGCCAACAGATTCAAGAGCCCTAATCGCTTTGTCAGCGACACTAGTGGGTACAATTATGTCGTCGCCGAAGACGGAGATATCGACAAACATCTCCTTATGTCTCGGCGTCTTCCTGCTGAACAGACGACTCAGGTTGTCATCCGCGGGCAGGGTTGCTGCTAATGTTAGAGCCCAAAAGCATATGCATTCAACCGGGAAACAGCAAGCTGATCCCATAGATGCAAACTTTTGGAGCGGGAATATCTTCCCGTCTGGAAGGACCACTTGAGGGGACCTCGTAGCCGTCAGACACTCCACCCAGTTACGGGGGAATAGTCGAGTGACGAGCTTAAGGCTAACCCTATCAGAGGCTTCTTCCAAATCGAGCGTAGCGTACGAACCTGTTTCAGAACCGGACCTTGATAAGTCCCGGTTCCTCGACTGGTCAGTACAGCTAAGCTGCGATCTAACTAACGGGTAGTACTCAATGGCATCGTACAGCATAGTCATCAGACCTTGCTGCAGATACATTGTTTCGCGGGGCTCCATGCTGATTAGGCGTGGACCGCGAGAATCCTTAGGGATTAAGACTACCTTTGCTGTTGGCACATGCTCATCAGATTCCTCGAAGAGGCGCGGGTACAAATCCGCAATTTGTTCTAATGAGGTGTAGTACCACTCCGTATACTTGTATACGGAATCTATTTGTGGGAAGTATCTCGGGATACCGTACCTTTCGGTAGGCTCGAGACCACAACTAGATGACCCAGACCCATGCTTAGGCATTATTTCCATAGGGTTGAACCTATGAAGTAAACGTTTAATAAGCTGGCTTGCTCGAGTGAGCAAGGGGTTGACACTATCGAGCTCTTTGTCAGAGAACTCGAGGGCCCTATCAGTCGCTTTGAAACGAGCGATGAAGGCCTTTTCGATGTCAGGTGGGTACGGCATTTCTAATTTGTAAAACATCAGCGTGAGCTGACGTATACAAAGCACAGCACTACTTAATTCGTCGCGCATATCCCAGGCCAATGGCTCGAAGCCACCGGTAACTGGGAAACGGGCTTGCCCCTCTTCATCAAAGAGTAAGGCAAATCCTTTCGACAAGAATTGAGCATAGGCACAACTCTTACGCTTTTTAAACTCGGCTGGAAGCTCCAATCGTCCACTAATGAAAGCGGATTCAAGAGCCTTTCCAAGCTTGGGTAACGTAACTGTTATGTAAGTCATGCCTTCAGCATGGCAACGTCTTCTGAACTCTCGGATATCACCGGGAGTGACGAAACCATACAGTTTACCAATCTCTTTAGCTGTAGTCGACCATGTGTCGACCATTAACTGCGATACATTCATATATGTTCGTGGAGTTAAACATTGGTACAGAGGGTACTCCCTCGGTTACAGTATATTGCGCACCCTACTTCGATTGAGCGCCTTCCTTCAACTTGAACACCACCGCTATCACAGCGATGAGTGCCAAGCCAAAGTTGGGAGCTTCGTCAAGTAGAACAAGACAGATATCTTTCATGGCAGTACTAATGTGTAATGTTTAAGGCCGATTTCGGCTTGATTACACACCTGCTTCTGTTAGAGCTGTCTTGATAGTTGCTTCACCTAGTAGGTCGATGATTTTATCAATCTCATCGGCCACATTCACTAGCGGCAGGTCTGCCGCACGGTTGACAATGATGTCAACTTTCGTGAACCCTACCTGAACGTTCGGCGAACCACCAGTAAACTGGGGTGTCCTGATGCTGAGTAGGGACCGGACGATTCCTTGCTTAGTCCTGTTATGGGACATAGTAAGGGTCGAGCGACCATTGAGGTCACCGGTAGGTGAAGGCCCGGAATATTCAACGGCCAAACCGTCCAGCTGTGTTTTGCTGGAGTAGGTAAGGTCCGTTGGTCCCGTGCCATAACTGACTGTGTACGTAGTATTTAACATTTGTTTATTGTGTTGTAGGACTTGTTTAAGGTGCCGTCTTTCCGGAGAATCCGAAGAGATAGGCTAATTCAGCAAGTGTCACCGACTGTCCAAAGTTCGGCAACCCCACTTCTGGTGGTTGAGCGACAGCTTCGTCATAACTAAACGACGTAAGCTCCCGAGAGTAGGAAGACTGACGGAACGTGCCTGTTAAGCGCACTTGTTGTCCCGTCGGCATTCCAATACGACTACCATAATAACAGTTACTCCCAGGAGTAACCGTAATTGAACCATCCGTCACTGATTTAAAAGACTGACCCTGTTGCACGATCCTGTAAGGGACCGGAACCGGATCAGACTCTAGTGACCGCATGGCTCGACCGATGTTAACGAACCAATCTAAGACAAAGCTAAGAGGTATCAGTTGATACATTGTGCTCAATCTCATAGATAATCCGAATGTATTCCGTAAGTGATCAAACAGGGTATACCCTGTGTAATCGTACTCAAGGAGTGTCCACACACAGCACTCGCGTGTTGTAGTGGCATCAGAATCTAAACCAACCCAGTCGTTTGAAGAACTGGACCACTGCTTAGATTCCGTAACATCAGCCCGGCCACGAACCACCACCAGGCGGTTCGTAAGGCGCGTATTATATGAGTTTTCAAGTTTGTCCCAAGCGTCTCTGATGTCAGCGATGACATCAATCGTTGGTTTAATGGCAAACTTCCAGGCTAGGTCAGTACCTATTGCTCTGGTCAGGAAACGATCCGCTCTTTGGAGAGTCCCTTGCGGGATGCTCTTACCAAAGGGTACGTAATACCTTCTGCTGTTACGCAGAAGTCCGACTAGGTCGGATTTCCCTTGAAATGACTTGACAATTGCACGCATTCCGTCCTTATAAAGATCGGAAAAATCGCGCAACTCCCCTATGAATAGCGGGAGATCGGCATCGCTGCCTCTTCTGTCAGGTCTCGCACTTCCTATGGCTCTCGCCCGCAATACTGAATCCGTTGTTGAAGACGGAGGAGGTATTGCGAACGGCATCCAATAGGAAGGTGAACCAGTCCCTGTAATAACCGTCTTGCACACTTTAAATGGCGAGACAGGGTTAGGGGCGGTCCACTCCACACTGAACGGTTCGTTACTACAGTTGTAGTCCGTTTTGTTGTGGGTTACGGTACGAAAGGGCTTTATAGGCCCAGTGTACGATCCCGGATTATCGGTTATTGTCCCGACTTCACCAGATCTAGCGTTGTTAGAGACCGTTCTCACCAAGGACTTTGTTTGTCCCGCTGAGAGCGATCCCACGATAGTCGACCCCTGGTACCCAGTGTCCATATTTGTGACCGTGATGGTCATGGATTGTACTGAAGTATCCAAGTTACTATTATCTCTGCTACGTGTGCGACTCATATGATTAAGTAGTGCAGCACAGGCCACCATGGCCTG